CTTTAGACATATTAGTGGTCTCCTTGGTTGACGGTTAGCTGAGAACGGTGATCTTGCCGTGGGCGCCCGGATGAGCAACCTTCAGCGTGCCGGTCCAGTCAACGTAGCCGCGCTCACCACCGCCGAGGTTCGGCAGGCGGGTGGAGCCCAGCGAGATGAGCTCGCCCACAGCGTAATACTCGGGATTCACCAGATAGCCGGTGTCCTTGTTGGTGGTGTCGGGAGCGCAGTCGGGGTTCATGTCAACGATGGTGACAATGCCGTGATCCGACTGATACTGACCAACCGACAGCTTGATGAGGTTGCTACCCTGAGCCGCCGTGAACTGACGGATCGGACCCGTCGAGGAATCAGCGCGGGCGAAGTCGCTAATGACGCGGCGGAGGGCCGTGTCAGCAACCAGCGTCAGGCTGTTCGTCACACCGCTCACGCGATAGATCGACGTGATGAGGTTGTTCAGAACGGTTTCCGAGAACGTGCCGGACGAGTGGATCGAACCAGACGGAGTGCGGTAGTCAGCGGGAACGTCCGCCGGACCAGCCGAATCAATCCAGTCGCCGAGGCCGCGCATGGTGTAGGCGGTGCCGCCACCATTCTCAGCCGCACGATCCTGCGTTCCGAGGAGGGTCTTCTCCACGTCACGCTTGAGCTCCTTGACGGCCTTCATCTCCGCACGGGCGATGTCCTGCGGGCCAACCGAGGAGACAGCCTGCTGGAGGTCCGACACGCGATAGGAACGGCGGAGCTTCTGGACGTAGTTGCCAAGGCGGGCAACCGACTCGAACTTGTCGTCGAAGTCGGTGACATCCGAACCCTCGCTCACCGCCGTCGAGGACGGGGTGGAGAGCTTGTCAACGCCCCACTCCACGAAGGTGGCAGAGCACTTGAACTTGTCGGCAGAACTGAGAAGCGGAGTCTCAGAAGGAGCCAGCATCGACATGGCGTCCTGAAGGTCCTCACGATTGAGGGCCGCGCTACCGGGGGAGGTAGTATCGTAGGTATTGCTGAATGACATAACTAATTAGGATTTACGTTTAGAGATTTGAGCTGCACGGAGGGCGATGAAGTCACTTGCGCTTCCTGTCTGCTTAAACCGGCTTTCAATGTCCTTGACGGTCTTTTCCGTACGGGATTCCGTACGTTCTGGACCTGCCGCGGTGGTGCTGGGGACAGAAGGTGGATTGATGGCGGGCGACTTGGGCTTGCCGTCCATGTCGATGAGCTTGCGCCCGTAGATGGAGTTGGCGGCGTGAGCCACCAAATACTCAATCTGAGGGGCAATCTCAGGCACCGACTCCTTCATCTTCTTCAAACGAGGGTCATTAACCATCGCTTCAAAGCGTTTTCGGGTGTCGTTGTCCTCGCCGTCCAACCAAGATAGCTCTTGTTTGGCCAACTTCTTGAAGTTCTCCTCCATCGCCGACCGCTTCGCCCGTTCCTGTAACTCGGCGTATTGCGCCGGGATAAACTTGGTCTGGCGTCGCTTGGCATTTCGGAGCATTTCCCTTACAGCCGCCTTGGAATACTGCTTTCCATCGGCCTCGTAGGCGATGTCATCAGCACCAAGGTCCTCAGATCGGAACAAAACATCCTCCGCAAACTCGACAAAGCTGTCCACCTCTGACTTTTCCTTCATCAGGGCTTCTTCATTGTCGATGGAAGCGTAGGGATTGTTCTCAATCTTGGTCTCGGGCAACTGCCGTTGAGCGTGTTGAATGGCTGCTTCCAGCGCGGCGGCTTTCTCTTCGGCCAGCTTTCGCTTGGCTGTCAGTTCCGCTATGCGCTTTAGCAAACCGCTCTTGCCCTTTTGGGCCAGCTCGGCAATTTCCTCGTCCGTAAGGTCCTCAACATCCTTTGAAAGAACCTCCTTTGGGGACGCCTCCTTTGGTTTGGACTCGCCCTCCTGCGAGGGGGATTCCGCCTTAGGGGCTTCCGCCTTGGGAGCCGGTTCAGACTGGGCGGCTTCAGGCTTTGGGGCCTTGGCGCTCAGCTTGGCGATTCGGGAGGACAGGAAATCCTTCTCCGTCATCGGCTTAGTATCTGTTTCCACGGCTGGCTTAACGTCTGCCGCGTCCGACGTAGTGACTTCTGACATAAGAGTGGCTATCCGCCGTATTTAACGCCCCGGCGATTGCGAGTTGGCGGATGCTATCACAAATCTTTTGGTGCTTGACCATAAGTGGCATCCATGCGCCCATAAGCCACCATGATTGATGACAAATCACTAGAGCGTCTCCACAACAGCGAGGACTTCCTAAAGTTCCTCCATTACATTTACGGAATCCGCGAATGGTGTATCTCGCAGATGCACGATGTACCTACGGAACGGCTTCAGCAGCTAAGTGGGCGCATATTGGCCACGGAGGAAATCCTCAACGTGGCCAAATACCAAGAGCTGTCAGATAAGTGGAAGCGGATGAAGGAATAGCCTTATTGGGCTATTCCTTGCGTCTGCATCTCGCCCATCTGAGCGGGGGCCGTACCAATCTTCCCAATCTGGGCGTTCTGCGCCTGCTGCATCTGGAACTGGTATTGCTGGACGTACTTCTGTAAACGGGCTTGGAAGGCCTCGTCCTGCTGCAAGCGCTGCATGACATCGGGCTGCTGGGTGTACTGTTGCACCACCTGCAATGCAACCTGCGCCCCATTGGGTCGCGCACCCACCTCGATACCAGCGTAAATCTTGGAGAGGTCGTCCGTCACCTGCTTCACAATCTGCTGTTGAGCCTCGCCAGCGGGCTGAAGAACAGCGTCCGCAAGGGCAGGATTCACCGAAGCAGCCAAAGCCTCCAGCAACAGGTCCATGTTGATGCGGCCATTGCGGTCGAGCTGCACCAAGCTGACGAAGCGTTGTAGCTGGGCCTCAAGCGTCTCGGGGTCGGTGTTCAGGACATCGAACGTGATGTTGATGTCGAAGTCCTCATTCGGGTCTCCACGGCTGTAGCGCACCGGATCGGACGTGCCCGTGACGCGGAAGAACACCTGCTCGGGGCCGAAGCGCTGGTAGCACTTAAACGCGAGCTTCAGAACGTCGCGTACATGGCCAAGGAACTTGTCCACATAGTACTGCTGGCGAACCCGCGACATGGGGTTGGCGTGATCCAGTCCCATGATGCGGTCGGCTTGGTCAATCTGCACCCGCTCCATCTCAATGCTGCCCGGGTTGTAGGGCGGCACAGGACCAAACTGAATCTCACCCAGACGGCGATAAGGAACACGCGCACCCGGACCCCAGTCATTCGGCGGGAAGCCAGCGGGGTGCAGGATGGGCGGCAACGTGGACATGCTGTTGCGGTCGGTGCGGGCATCCCGCTCCGCCTTCACTCCCCATTGCAGGCCCTTGAGCAGCTCCGGGACGGTGTTGAGCTCGTACAACCGCTTGTTGTCTTCGCTGAGCTTGGTGACGACGAAGGGGTAGTCGTCATATCCATTGAGGAGTTCGTGCTTCGCATACTTCGGGTCCTCTGGAGTGCCCGTTTGCATGGAATGGAACACCGTGCAATAGATGCCTTCCGAATTGTCCTCTTGGGAGATGAGTCGCTGGTAGGCATAAATCACCTCATAAAGCTCATCCGTCTCGTTGGACGCCGCACGGCTGATTTGCGTGTTGGTGCGCGGGTCCGTGATGTCGATGGATGTGGCAAAGCTGTTGATAACGGTGTCGGCCCACTCCGCGTCCCAGCCTTCCGTGGCCACCTTGTTCTTGATTTCCTGAGCCGTCATCAGCACGCGCCAGAAGCAATAGGGGGCCTTCTGATAGTCGGTGGTGTAGGCGGGGAAGAACACGTCGCCATCAGGCGCTAGGGAGCACACCTTGGGCGCATTCACCGACTGACGCACCACGGGAAGCTCGGCCATACCCGTCTTGCGAAGCTGTTTGATTGCCTTCTTCGCACGGGCATCCGTGACGCCCTGAAACTGCTGCTTCAAGAGCTCAGCAATCTGGCTATCCGTCTTGCCGTCCACAATCAGCTGAGCCAAGTCGGGACTGAGCTGGGCAATCTGCTGGAGGTTGAGCTGCTGGAGGAAGGTGCGGTTTTCACGCATCCAGCCGACGTAGCTCACCATGATGCCGCGCTCGAAAAGATAGTTGGCCCCCAGCTCCATCTGCCGCTTGAAGTCCTTGATGTAGGACGAACGCATCCACTTCAGGAAGGCGGACGTGACACGGGCGCGGGCGATGTCGCCCAGTTCCACGGGATAGGCACGGATGTTGGCCCGCTCAAGGGCCTCCATGCAGAGCGCGACGTAGGTGTTGATGCGCTCGTCGATGATGCCAGCCTCCGTGTCCGAGGCCCCCTCAAATGGGAAAGCGTCGGCCCCGTGTTTGCGAAGGTCCTTCGACTTCCCGGGCCAGATGTTGCGGCGATAGTCGAAGCTGTCCCGCGTGCTCTGCAAATACCAATCCAAATCGCCAATCGTCCGCTCATAAGCGTTCTTCAGCGCCGGTACGT